CATACACGCACATTTAATATTAGCAGAAACAGCAAATGTGCTACAGGTGTTACAACATGCTCTTTCTTGCTCAGGTCCTCTTGTTTCTCGTATATCGTCAGCATACCCTGCGTTGATATTTTTCTTAGTTATATCAATTGTCCAAATATTTCCATATTCGTGAATATCATTGCCTTCTTCACAAAAATTTTCAAGCATGAAATTTTTTGTCATTTTTTTATAACACTCAGAATCTGGAACATTTCTAATAATAATTTTGTTATTTGTTAATTGCCATTTTGGCATAAGAGGTGAATCAGTGATATGTTTTGAATATTCTCCAAAAGCTTCCTCTTCTTTGCCAATTTTCATAAAAACTACCATTCTTCTTATACCACAAACTAAACGTTCAGAATCATTAAGATTCTTAGAATTAAGAGCTTTTTCTGTATCATCAAGAACTGCTTGATAATCACCAATCATAAAATTATTTTCTGCCCGATTTACTAAAAAAAATGCATTTTTTTCTCTTATCTCTTCACTCATCAGATTTTCTGAAATATCGAAGAATGAAGATGCTTCTTGATAATTTCCTTGTAACATCAAGTCCATTCCTTTTTGCCAAGAATCTATCCATACACTACATTGACCACATGCGTGAACGGATGAAGAAACAAATATTAAAAACATTAATGATAGTATTGTTTTTTTCATAAAATCCTCCTTTTGTTGGTATGAATTTATAGATTTTTAATTTTACGTCAATCGTTTTATTTGACATTTTCTTTATCATCAGTTTTTATATATGGAAAATATACAGTAACCATATAGGAATAATATGATCTTAGTCGTTGGTGGTATCAAGGGTGGCTGTGGAAAGACTACTATCGCCACAAATCTTGCAGTTTTACGCTCATCTGAAGGAAAAAAAGTTCTTCTTGTAGATGCTGATGAACAAAAAAGTGCATCGGATTGGGCAGACCAGAGAACTGGTTTAGCTAGTGGTATGTGCCAGTTTGTAACAATCTCTTTAGCTGGCAAAGGGATATATGCTCAACTTCAAAAACTGAAAGAAGACTATGAAGATATCATCATTGATGTTGGAGGAAGAGATACAACAAGTCAGCGTTCTTCTTTGATGGTTGCTGATATTTTTTTAGTTCCTTTTAAGCCCTCTTCTTACGATGTATGGACACTAGGATCATTAAAAAGAATGATTTTAGAAATCACAGCTAGTAATCATTCTCTTAAAACATTTGCTGTAATCAATCAGGCAGATTCAAGGGGAGAGGACAATGAAAGTTCCTTTCAAATTATTGAAGAATGCCAAGAAATTAAATGTTTAAAAAATATGATAGGAACAAGAAAAGCATTTCGCAATGCTGCTTCGCAAGGTTTAGGAGTATCAGAGATCAAACCTCAAGACAAAAAAGCTTCAAAAGAAATTATATCATTATATCAAGAAATATATGGATTACATATATAATCTATATTGAAACCATATACATAAATAGGTCAAGAACATGGTTGTATCTAGAAAGATAGAGAAAATTATCAACAAAGGGGAATCAGTAAATATAGATTCCAAAAATAAAAAAAAGAAAAATATTTTACTATCTATTCCAATATTTTTGCTTGAAGATATCGATAATTTATTAGATGATCGCCCGGGAATGTCTAGGAATGCTTTAATTGTAGAAGCTATCCAGGAAAAAATAAAAAGATCTAATAAATGAGTCGGTTACAAAATGACACCGACTGAAAATAAAGGAAAAATAAATGAACGAAATTGATCGACTTCAAATTATTTTGAAATCAGCATTGCATAAATATGAAAGATTCTATGATATCAAAAATGTCCATATGGCTTTAGCCCTTTATCTAAAAAATTCAAAAAAAAACATAGTGAATACAATAAATTAATTGTAAAAAAATATTGCGCTGAATGCAAAAAAAAATGTTGAAAAGGTAATGTTTAATCTATCGAGATTTAATCTAAAAGAAACTTATCTTTGTTCTATTTGCTTTTCTAGTCAAAAATTCTTTAAAGAAATTAACTTTGAAATTCCACATCAATTTTTTCGGCATAAAGAGTTTATTAAACGAGCATTTTTTCTAAAAAAATATTTTGGTAAAATAAATCCATTTTTCATTGCTTACAAACTTAAAATAACTTTAATTTGTGCGCAAGAAATTTGCACTTTTGTTTCTGAAAGTCCTTTTTTCTCAAGGAAAGTTAAATGAGCGGTGAATGCGAGAAGTGCAACGAGCATACTTTGGAGTGTAGATGCAAGAATATGTGTGGAGAACGCAACTTCAAATGCCGAAAATGTCAAATTAATAAAATACAATCAGAATTTTATGAATCTTATCTGAAAACTTATAACTACATTTGCATTGAATGCCAAAAAGAGAAATCAAAAACCAAGAAAAAAAATTATCGAATTTGTCCTGTATGTCAGAATAAATTTTGTGTTTTTGGACCCGTTAAAGAATGTTCTATCAAATGTCGTATCATTAATAATTCCACTAAAGATGAAAATGGTTGTTGGAATTGGAATTTAAGCAATTACAATGATTTTCCACAAGTTATTATTAATATGAAAAAAAAACTGGTTCATCATCTTGCTTATGGAGAATTTATCTCTACACCTGGAAAATTTGATGTTATTCATAGAAAATGTGGTAATAAAAAATGCGTTAATCCTTTTCATTTATCTTTGGAAAAACTTTCTAAAGTTGCTAAAAGATCTAAGATGATCGGTAATTCTCAAGCTGGAGAAAATAATTGGCAGGCTAAATTATGCGAAAAGGATATACGCGATATTGTCGATCTACGAAAGGAAGGTGAAAAATTTAGAGAAATAGCAAATAAATTTGGAATATCTGTATCCCATTCATCATCTATTTTTAGAAAAGTTTGGTGGAAGCATTTATATGTTAATTCCAAAGAATTCAAGGAATAAAATGTGCGGAGAATGCAATTGGCCAATGAAAGATAAAATTGATTGGAAAAACTATAAAAAGGAACTTCCTAAACAAGGACAAGAGATTTGGGTCGCTGTATTATGGGATGAATATTTGCATATTGAAAAAGTTATTTATCATCTAGATTGTGAGTTATTTAGAGAAAAAGATCTTGATATCCAGGATCAAACATCAAATGATAGAATACGTCTTATAGAAAAATTTAAAAAGCGCATTTATTGGCATGAAAAATTAGAAAATTCAACTTCCAGTGAAATGTGGCATTCTCCTTTTCTTCATGAAAAATTATTAGAAATTCGTTGTAATGTCATTAGAAATATGACTAGTTGTCGTAGAAACTATTACTTAGGATATTTAAAACAGAGTAATGAGAAAGAACTATTGCAAATTACTCAGAAAATCGATAAAGAATTCTGGGATGATTTTGATAAATATGGTTTTGAAATATATAATCTTGGACTTTGGCTAGAATAGCCTTACCTTTTTTCTAAAAAACAAAAATAACCTTACCTTCTTTATAAGAAATTACTTGAATTTCTTAAAGAAATCCTTTATGTATTATGTGTAAAGTAAAAACTTTACTTAACATATCCATGGAGGATGTATGTCTGAATCTAAAAGCATTAAAAATAGAAATCCTGATAGAGGACCTCCTATGATGGAAGGAACTCATCAGTGGAATAAGGGTTATGAACCCGATGAATCTGATTTTTCTCCTAGGGATGCATTTCCTGGAGATATGGAACGTGGTAATCCTTATATGTCTTTACAGAATGAAATTGTTCATAGAGACAGTAAAAAATTAAAAAGTAACAAGTTTAGCAAGATTGCATAATGGATTTAGTCATTCCTTATCAATCTAGTGGTCAAGAACTTGGTGAAACTCGTCAAGCCATGACAAAACGCTTAATGGGTGACATCGAAGATGTAATTAATAAGTACAAAGGTCGTACTGAAAAATATTACATTCTTGTTCACGCTAAACCTTGGCCCAAGAATCCAAATGTTATCAAAATCAAACTAATTCCTACTAATGCTAAACCCAGAATGCTTCTATCTTGCATGTTATTTGGGGTAGATAATTCATCTGGGAAATTAACACTCGAGTGGTCACTTCCTGGGGATTGGCCGACTTGGTCAGTAGGAGGCACTAATGAACCTGTTCCAGAAGTTATAGCTTCCGTAACAGCGTCCGGTGTCAGATATCATTATGATGAGCTACTACCTGCTTGAAGTATACTGATAAACCGGCTCAGCCGTATGTCAGTGATGCGTCGCCAGCTTATGGGCGTTAAAGGTAAACTAAAGGCGTAATGCACATCGCCTGTGCAAAGGTTAAATATGGAAGAAAAAACGGAAATTGCAGAGGAAAAACCTCCCATTCAGGAGGCACAATTACAAACAGAGGAAAAACAAGATGAACATCTTGAGAAGCCTAAAAAAGATGCTGATCACAATTGGCAACAAGTTCGTGAAGTTATTCAGCTTCAGAAACAAAGGATAGAAGACCTTGAGGGAAGACTTTCTCAAAAAGTAGAACCTCCGAAGCAAGAAGAGCCTGATGAATTTGCCAATCTTGATCCTGAAGATTATTTGACGGTAGGAAAAGCCAGATCAATGGCTGAAAAGCTTGCTGAAAAAAAAGCAGTTCAAGTTTCTCGTCAAGTTGTCCAAGAGTACATGCAGCAACATCAAGTCACGCTGGATGAACAAAGAATGAGATCAAAGCATGAGGATTATGATTATGTGGTTGAAAACTTTGCAGTTCCACTAATTAAAAACGATCCAGCCCTAGCATACAAAATACAGCAATCTAAAAATCCTGCTGAAACTGCTTATAAACTAGGAAAAATATCTGATTCGTATGAGGAGTCAAACATGAAACAGCCTACTAGTCCAAAGGCCGAAAAGATCTTAAAAAACTCTTCTCGTCCGGTTAGTTCAAATGCTGTTGGAAGTCCTCTTAAAAACCAAGCAGATAGTTTTTCCAATTTATCAAAGCAACAGGTTTGGGAAATGGCTGAAAAATATGCAAAGGGGGCTTAAATGAGGTTAATAAATGACAATTACAACAACCAATGCTCTGCCAGCGCCAGTGCAACAATGGTTCGACAACGTTTTGTTGTCAAGACCAATGCCAAAGCTGATACACAAGCAGATGGCTTTAAAAAAAGAGCTGCCTCCAAATAGTGGCCGTATCGCCCGATACAGAAGGTACACGAATTTGCAGACAGCTACAGTGCCTTTACCTGATAGCGGATTAACTCCTCCAGGTCAAGTGCTAAATGCCGTAGATATCGATGCCCGTTTAGACTGGTATGGAACCTACGTTACTATTACCGATCAGGTAATGTTTATAAATCAGGATCCCGTTTTGAATCAGACAGTTTCTCTTCTCGCCCAGTCCATGAGAGAAACAGAAGATGAGCTTATTCGCAACATGCTCGCATCAACAGCTTCGGTTATTAACTGTACTGGTGGTGTGAATGGTGATAATCCAACAGAACTTGCACGTAGTGATATTGATACTACAGTTCTAGCTCTACTTGGTAATGATGCGATGATGATCTCTGATAACGTAGAAGGAAGCTTGAAGTTTGGTACAGCACCAGTTCGTGAAGCTTTCTGGGGTATGCTTAATACTGGAATTATTGATGACTTGGAAGCAGTAACTGGCTTTATTTCTCAAGCTCAATATCCAAGCTACCAGAATATTTTGAATGCTGAGTGGGGATCTATTTCTAATATTAGATTCTTATATAGCTCAAAAGGTTCTACTAGTGCCAATGCTTCTTTGAATGGAAATACTGTTTACAACATTTTTGTAACAGGACAAGAGGCCTATGCAATTGTTGAATTAACAAATGCAACAGCAACGTTCATTTATACACCTCCTGGTGGACCTACCGATCCACTTCGCAGGTTGCAATTAGGTGCGTATAAATTTGCTCAAGTGCCAAGGATTTTGAATGATGCCTGGATATTCAATCTCCGTGCTACGCACTCATAATAGGAGGTAGATTATGCCTTTTGCAGAACATTTCATGTTACAAGGTACATTTACAGTGCCGGCTACAGTCCCGGCAGTGGCAAATGTGAATACTGGATTTTTACCAACAAAAGTAGAGCTGATCAATATGTCAGCAATTACTTCTATGACTGGTGGTCCTCCTCCTGTCAATCCTGGTGCAAACTATTTGATGTATAGAGCTGTATGGAATTCTAGCTTTGCTTCCGCTGCAATACCTTTTACTTTAGTTGAAGGTATTACACCATCGGCAGCAACTAGCTCCATTACTCCTATTACATCCAATGGTATTGGACTTTATGATGGTACTAAGAGCGTTCTTTTAGGACCCGTAATAACTGGTGGTGCGCTTTCAAAAGCAAATCCAGCTCAGTTAACTTCTACTGCACATGGTTTACAAACTGGGGATCAGATATTAATTCATGGTCCTTTCACAGCTGCTACAGCCATGAATCAATTGGGAGGTATTATTTTCACCGTTACTGTAACAGGTGCAAATACTGTAACTATTCCAATTAATACAAACACAGCCAATTTTACAGCAACAACTGTAACGACATGGCAAAAAGTGATTGTAGGACCTCTTTACTATCCACAAAGAACAGTGATCACAGGAATTACCGCAGCGAATCCAATAGTAGTTACAACAGCTACTAATCATGGATTTACTGTAGGTCAACAAGTGAGATTACGTGTTCCTTCAGCTCTTGGAATGGTACAAGCTAATAACTTGCAGGGAGTAATTACTGCCGTCACAAGCACAACGTTTACAATCGGATCAATCGATTCGTCAGCGTTTACAGCTTTTGCATGGCCAGCAGTTACTTCTCTACCGTTTACTCCAGCTACAGTTACACCAATTGGTTCTGGACCTTCAGCAGTTGCTACACCTCCATTTTATAATGTGGATGTGTTAGATGATGCAACAACGAACGTTCAATTCCAAGGTTTCACTGTTGGAACAGGAATCTTAGCAACACCTTCTTCAACCGTTTTCGGTGTGACTGCAGGTGATGTTATTTCCTGGACTGCTTGGAGAGCTGATCTTTAATAAAATGTGTTGAAAAGCAACATATGAGGGGGAGAAATCCCCCTTTTTTGAAACATACTTAGCTTAAATCTACAGAATAGATAAAACATATTTAGCTTAAATCGGTGAAATAAGTGTCTTTTACACCAATTCGAGTACCAATTTCAAATATCACACAAGCTAATCCTGCTGTTGTAACGACATCGACAAATCATAATTTAACTACTGGTCAAGTTGTTCGAATAAATGTTCCTAAAAATTATGGGATGGTCGAATTAAACCATCAAGCTTTATTGATAACAATTTTATCATCAGTAACTTTCAGCTTACAATATTCACAAATTCCTCCAGCTCTAAATGTTAATTCAACAAATTTTACAGCTTTTACAACTCCTTCAAATCCACAGTTTACAGCAGAAGTTTTACCAATAGGATCAGGACCTACTCCTATTAATAGTCCAATTTCAAATGCATTACGTGGAACATGTGATGATCTTTTAGATGATGCAACAACCAATATATCAACAGTGGAAATACCATTTTAACAAGGAGAAAACATGGCAACACAAACAATAAAGCCGGCAATTCCAAGATCCCCTTTAGTACATTCAAAAATTAATAAAACTCCTGTCAATACAGATTCTATTGAATCTCTGACAAAAGCAACTGATAGGGCTGTTGTAGGAACATTTGTAAATATTGAATGTCCAGGGCAGCCAGCAAAAATATGCTGTAAATATTATAAAGAGCAAGAATTTTATAGCAAAACATTTGAAGACGGTCAGAAATATACTGTTCCTTTATCAGTGGCTCGTCATATCAATGAAAGATGCTTTTATGAACCTCATACTTATTTGCAAGATGAGAAAGGTAACCCATTAAAAAGTGGTAAAAAACTTCCAAGATATAAATTTACACCTGAATTTTAAGGATAATATATGACAGTCTGGGACTTATCACGTCTTAGATATACGATAAGAAAGATTACAGGAAAATTTGATGAAACCCAGTTACCATCGGCAAGCCCTGGTGCTGGGTTAGTTACTGTCAATAATCCTCCTGGAATTGATGACTATATTAACGATTTTTATATGTACGATATGCCTGAGCATTTTCGTACATTAAAGCTAAAAGATTTTTTTACATTTACTACTCTTCCTAATGTGGGAACATATAATATCCCTCAATCTATCTATCAAGTTGAACCTCCCATCTATATCGATAATTATCAATTTGCCTGGTATCAATCCCCAGATGTCTTCTATCGCATATGGCCCGAATTAAATTTCATTGATCAAGCGATATCTGTAGGAAATGGAGGATTAACTTATGCTTTTACATTGACTCAAACACCTGTTCAACAAGGAACTGTTGTAATAGGCAATCAACCTAATCAAGATGGAGTTCCTTCTCCTCAATTTGAAACATTTACTGATGTAGATACTCCTTCTCTTCTTGATCAACCTTTAAATCAGAAATTTACTAATCCTGGAATGTTAACGGGAAATTTAGGTGGAACTGGAACGGTTGATTATTTAACTGGAGCTGTGAGTATTACGTATGCAAATCCTTTAATTTCCGGGGTTAACATTAATGCCCACTACCATCCTTATGTTGCGTCCCGTCCAAGAGACATTATGTTCTATCAGCAACAATTATTTTTAAGACCAATTCCCAATGATGTTTACGCTGTAAAACTTATTGGTTACTTCATGCCCACAGCTGTGATTTCAGCAGCCACCAATGCAGCTGAAAGATCTCTATTAACTCCTTCAGGAAATCTGCAAGGGGCTTTTAATGGCGCTGCATATTCACTAACCGATGTTCCTCAATTTAATGAATGGTGGCAACTCATTGCTTATGGAGCTGCTTTAAAAATAATGATTGAAGATGGCGATCATGAGGAATATGCACGCCTTAAAGTCTATTTTGAAGAACAGAAACTTCTTTCACAAAGAAAGGAATTGAAGCAATTAGCGAATCAAAGAATACAAACACCTTATGCTGAGAATGTTAGTGGTCCAGCATGGCCTATATTTCCCTTATATTAAATATATAGGAAACATATGTTTTACATATGGAATTTATATGGTTGAAATTGACTTAAGACAAAGTTATGTGGACAGCAGAAAAAGAGGGGGAAAGTTATTCAATAAACCTTCTAAAAAATCCGGGCATCTAACTAAAAACGGACAAATTTATAGAAACACCCTTTTAGATGCCGATTGGACATCGCAAACAGGTGTCATTAGAAAAATAAAATAAAAGAGAATTATTATGACTTTTACATTTCAGGATAAGCCTTTAGCAGCAGATCTTTTATCTAATAGCCAAGCAGATCTAAAAGGAAACTTTGATTATTTGCAAGGAGCTCTTGGAGGTCTTGGAGGTACTGCAAAGGATCATCAAATTGTATTTGGAAATACTAATGTTACAACTTCGGAAGGACGCCATAATTCTGTAGGATTGATTGATCATGGCGTACAATCATTTCCATCCGATGGATTAGATAGTTTTTGGTATTCGACAGGTGGAAATACCTTCTGGAGAAACTCTTCTGTGGGACCTGTTCAAATGACAAATGCAACAGTTCCTTCTGCTGCTGCTAATGGATATACATTTCTTCCAGGAGGAATATTATTACAATGGGGAAATTTCACAGGATCTTCTAGTCCTATAACAATATCCTACCCAATAGGATTTACAACTGCTTATCAAGTCGTTGTTACTTCTAATAATACTAATAGTCTCTCTGTTGTTACAGCTGTGGGAAATATCAATTTTACAGTTGCCTTAAACAATCCTGGTGGGGGAATAACTATAAGATGGTTTGCAATAGGAACTAAATAATGACATACGATCCATTTCTTATAGCTCCTTGGGATTCAGAAGGAGCAGGATTAGTTGAATACTATAAGCCGTGGATGATCGGAAATGATGCCTTTCCTATTTTAGAAGATGCTTACTGTTGGAGAGGAAGTGTTAGAAAAAGAGAAGGATTTGTTCTTTTAGCTGTATTACCTACAACTCCAGTTCAAGGCCTAAGAACATATTATGTACCTGCAACAGGTGATGAACAGCTTATTGGGTTTAGTACGACCAAATCTTATCTTTTCAATAATACTACAGGTGTTTTTGACAATATTAGTTTTTTCCAAACATCTGGAGCTGCAATTTCTTGGACAGGTGGAAATGATGATTATTTCTGGTCTGCAAATTTTGCAAATTCTTTGTGGGCAACAAATAATGTCGATAATCTTAGATTCTGGAATGGAAGTACAACACAGGGTTGGAATAACCAAAAACCAATTGTCAATGGTTCTACGAGATTAGATAAATGTTTGATGGTATTTCCTTATAAAGGAAGATTAGTCATTTTAAGCACACAAGAAGGGGGAAGTGCATTTAGACAACGCGCCAGATGGTCTCAAATAGGAACTCCTTATGTTTTGGCAACTGGGGGAGATCCTGCAGTTGTTCCTCCTACACCTTTTACAACAGACGATAATGCTTGGAGAGATGACATTCCTGGAAAAGGTGGGTTCATCGATGCGGATACTAATGAAAGGATTATTTCAGCAGGAATTGTTAGAGATACATTAATTGTTTTTTTTCAAAGGAGTACTTGGCGCTTAAGATATACAGGAAATGAGATTTTACCATTTATTTGGGAACGACTTAATACTCAATATGGCTCAGAGGCAACTTTCAGCACTATTCCTTTTGATGAACATCTATTAACTTTTAGTCGATATGGATTTGTTGCAGCTGATACAAACTCTGTTAAAAGAATTGACGAGAAAATTCCAGATCAATCTTTTAATGTTGAAGCAGGAACAACTTTAGCAAGTTTGCAACGTATTCATGGAATTAGGGATTTTTATAGACAAACAGCTTATTGGGCATATCCCTTAGAAAATACGTCTGTTTATCCTGATAGGATATTGAATTACAATTACCTTGATAGAACATGGGCAAGATTTAAACAATCCTTTAGAGTTTTTGGATATTACAGAACATTCAATGACTTAACTTGGGCCTCTTCAACAACTGCATGGGAAAATTCAGACTTTCCTTGGAGTGGTCCTTGGAATCAAGCAGATTTTCCTCAAGTAGTTGCTGCTGATGCTAATACTTCATCAGGTAATGTTTATATTGTTTATGACATTCCTTTTGAAGATAGAGATAATGGAACGAATTATAACTTTAGCATCTATACTAAAAGGTTTAATCCTTATATAAAAGAAGGAAGACGATGCAAATTAGGATATGTAGATATCTATTGCACTGGAACAGAAAATGGTCAAGTTACTGTTAATCATTTTATTGATGATGAAGACGGTTTTCCAATTCTAACTCGAACTGTCGATACATCCACAACTAATGAGGGAAGATATGTAAGAGTTTATTTAGGAGCAATTGCAAGATTTCATCAACTTCAAATTACATTAAGTGCGGCACAATTAGCTGATGCAGAACAGGGAACAGCACAATTTGAAATGCAGGGACTTCTTTTATGGACAAGACCAGAGGGGAGACTTAAAACAGGATGACATTCGGACCAGCCAATTCTAGATCTAGCTATTTGCCGACAGAATTTCAAGTTGAAGGAGATGAACAATTCTTTAGACAACTGATTGCGGAAAGAGAGAGACTAACTGCCTCTATTTTAAATATAAAAGAAATTGCACAATATGAACTTCAGGAACTTCTATCTGGTAAACAGTACTTTAGCACTCAAGCAGCATCATTGCCAAGAATTAATCGATATGGGTTTAGAACAACAATTGATCTCGTGGCATTAAATGGTGGACCAATTGGAGCAGGAGCAACTAATTTAGTCTTAACTACAACGACAATTCCTCCTGCAATAAATGGTGCAACTATTCCTTTACCTTCTTGGGGTAGTGCAACAACAGCTACTGGAGTTTTTATATTTATAAATGATCCTCAAGTATTTGTAAGATTTACGCCTTCAACTCAAACAATTACTATAACAAACAATTTTGGGTCTAATCTTAATCAATGTTATTTTGTTCTTGAATATTTAAAACAATAGGCCATTTATGGTGAAAATATCAGATTTTCTCTTCGGAAGAAAAGATCAAATGAAACAGCAACCACTACTTAATCTTCAACAGCAGCAAGCTCTCTCTCAATTCTTGCAACAGGGGATTGATAAAAATCCTTTATATGGAGCTGGAAGTAACTACCTTCAAAATCTTCTATCAGGATCACCTGAATCATTTCAAAATTTTGAAGCACCATATTTACAGAACTTTCAGCAAAATATCGTTCCAGGAATTGCAGAACGGTTTGCTGGTGGTTTAGGTTATGGAGGTACGGGTGCTGGAGCCTTAAGCTCAAGTGCTTTAAATAATTCTCTTGCTCAAGCTGGAAGAAGTTTACAGGGTGATCTTGCCGGACTTCGAAGTGGTCTTCAAATGCAAGCGCTTCCTCAAGCTTTAGGGTATGCTCAGCAGCCTTATTCTAATCAACTTGGCGGACTTGGAGTTAGATCTTTTGAAAATACTTATCAACCTGGAAATATTGGATTTTTAGGACAAGGATTGCAAGGTGCATTAGGTGGTTTAGGAGGAGGATTAGGTTTAGGATTTGGATCTCAATTAGGTGGAAGTTTATTCAACTCCTTATTAGGTGGATTAAATAATCGACCACCAACTTCTATAGGAATGACTCCAGGAATGAATCCTGGAGCTAGTAGTCAAATGGGAAGACCTGGATTTAATCTTCCAGGATTAGGAAGGTATTAAAATGGTTACAATTCTACCACCAGCCACAAGTTTAGGAAGTTCTCTTGGACAATCTTTAGGACAAGGACTTAATCAAGGATTACAAAGCGGGATAGGCACAACATTTCAGCAGAAATTTCAGCAACATCAAATGCAACAACAACAAGATAAAGAACAAAGTGCTCTTCAACAAGCTATGGCTCAAGCGGAACAAGATCCTCAATCTCAATTGCAAGCGCTTTTTTTAGCTCCAGTAAGTAATGAAACAAAAAAGATAATGGGTGAATTAATTGTAAATCAACAGAGAGCAAGTTTACCTAGAAATCCTCCTGGAGGTCTTTCAGGGCAACCAGTTCCTCCAGAAGTTGGAAATGCAATTCAAAATATCGTTCAAAGCAATCCAAATGCAAATTCTGATCAATTGGCAATTGAATTTGATAAAGCTAATATTCCAAGGGCTTATTCTAATTCTTACATTGAAAATAGAAGAAGACAGGATGAAACAAAAGCTTCTAGAGATGTTGAGGTTGAGAAGTCAAAAAGAAAAGAATTTATTCAAGAAAGAGCTTTTAATACAGGACTTGCAAAAGAAGATATAAAGAAGGTTGAAGGACTTCGTTCATCTATTCCTAAAAAAGAAACTGCTCTAAATCTAGCAAGAAATGCCGTTGAAACTGGAGATATAGAATTTTTCTCTAAAGATAAACTTGCAGATGCTACTGGAATTGACTTATTTCGAACAGCAAAAGGAGCTCAATTACTTACAGCAGGTAAAGAAAATCTTTTAAGTAACATGGATCGTGTTAGTGCAAAGGCTCAAAATATCTGGTTCGAACAGCGGTTAAACTCGATGTTTCCAAAAATCGGACAAAGTAGAGAAGCTAATTTAACTACTCAAGAAATGCTGGAAGGTGAGGTTGCTCTTGATAAAGCATATGTTAGCGAATTCGATAGGTTAGAAAAAGAAGATGAAAAAAACTATGGGTTTATAAAAAAAGATATTTCTAGAAGAGCTCATGAAAATATAAAACCATTAGAAAATGAAATATTGAAACGCACAACTTATAGAATGAAAGAAGTAGAAGAACAAGAAAAAGGATTAAGAAGATTAAAAGAAGAAGTTGGAAAAAATGTCATTAAAGGAACTCCACTTACATTAGCAATGGCAAAGCTATATAAAGATAAATTTGGGGATAAAGCGTTAAAAGAAGCTGAAAAAAATGGATATTTTATACCATCTTTAGAAGAATTTAGAATATTTCAATTAAGACCTCAAGAATTTAGAGAAGAAGTGACAAAATGAATAATACAATTTTTGACGTTTTAGAAGATGAAATTCCTGAAGATAAGAAGGGATATTTTAAAATTGCAGAAAAAGCTCCAGAACCAAAAGACGATGAATTTTTAGAAAATGTAAAAGATTATGGTAAGTCGATTTTAAAAGGATCAATAGAAGGAATTTCTCGATTAGGGAAAATGATGGGTCCTATACCATCTTACACAAAAACATCATCGCAAGAACTACAAGAACAAACAGAAAATTTAAATAAACTAATTCCTACTGATGAAGGATTTACTCAAAAAGCTTTAAGAAAAGGAATTGGTGAAGCTCCTTCAATGATGGCATTTCCTGGGACAGCATTACAAACTTTACCAAGATCATTAGCCGCTGGTTTTTTAGGAGAAGGTGCTAAAGAATTAGGCCTTCCTGAATGGGCGCAAACAGCAGCAGAGCTTACAGCTTACATTGGTCCTGATGTTACAAAAAAATTGTTAGAAAAAGGAAATAATGGACAGATAATCAAAGCAGCAAAAGAACTAGGTCTTTCAGATGAAGCAATAACACCTTTAATACAATCTGAATTTAAACAAAAATGGTTATCCAAATTGGCACCAAGACGAGGTGAAATTAAAGAATCATTAGCAAAATCTAAATCAGAATTACATCAAGCATATGACACTCTTCAAAAATCAACTGAAGCTACAAAACCATTATCTCAAGAATCTACAAAGAGTCTTATGAAAGGTTTTTATGATAAACTTATTAAGATGCCTTCAGGAGTTAGAAATAAAATTAAAGAAGATTTCAAAGATTTAACCTCTTCTCCTATAAATGGAGAAAAGTTGATGAATTTTTATGCAGATATTAATCATTATTTAGGAGAGAACGCTAAACAACTTTCACTTTTAAAAGAACCGATAAAAAAAGCATTAAATGAAATTTCTCCTAAACTTGGAAAAGATTTTAATTTGGTGAATGATCTTTATTCAAAATATCATACAATTTCTGCAAAATTAAAACCCACTCTCCTTACTGATCTTATAGGAGCATCTGAGGCAATAGGAACTCTTTTTTCTTTAGCAACTGGAAATTATCCTTATATATTTAAAATTGCAGGAGAAAAGACAGGAAGAGAAATAGCTAAAAATCTTCTTATAAATCCTAGATTTCAACAGATTAGTGAAAAAATTGTCGAATCCCTTAAGCAAAATAAATATGGAACAGTCAAAAAGTTTTCCGAAGAAATGCAAAAGATGATTGGTAAGATTTCTCCTGAAATAGCCGAAAAATTAGAAAATATTTCTGAAGATGAACTTAAAGAAATAATCAAGCAGAATTCAGAGGATCGAAAATCAAAAAATATGCAATAGCTAAAATAACACAAAGCATATTATTTTCCCTTATTTCTTTCTTCAATCGAACATAAGCGCCCATGGAAATCTTTCATTGCTTCATGAAATCCAGTTGATTCTTCTTTCCAAGCAAGCATAAATTGATCAAAACGAGTATTTGTAGAATCCATATGTTGATCCAATCTATAGTTTGTAGCATCAATTCTAGATCCAAGAAGATAAAATCCTCCAATAAGTGTTATCATTAAAATAACAAATTCTGCGTGAATTCCCCATCCAGTATTATCTTTCATAAATAATTCATTGCCTTAATTTTTTTACTTTTTATGTCTCAATGAACGTTCATGGAAATCTTTCAAATCTTCATGGATATCTTTCAGTAAACCACGCGCCAATTGAAATTCTAATCGATCCTCAGCTCGTTTCCAGAGGAATAATATTAATATTCCAGAACAAAGAATAACGAATTGAGACCAGTCCATTTTTTCTCTCTTTTGGCTATAGATTAGCATAACGGGATTAATTTAAAAAGATAGATAAAATACTTGAATTTTACTGTCAAAAAATTACTTTAATTGATAATGTAAGAAAAGGTAATGCTTATATACTAATAAGTAATGCTTATATCACTGACATAAAGCACTAGGAGGTGCATCATGACCGGCAAAAATCCATTAGGCAATGGAAAAGAGCCACAAACCTATGAGGGATTGAATGTTATAGTTCCTATAGGTGGTTGGCAACTCATCAAATCTCCAAGATCTCCAACTTCAAATGATAAAAAATATCCTGTAGGCGCAATCTGGGTCAATACAGCAACAAATGCAGCATATATCTTGACAAGTGCTCCAGGAAACTGGTCCTTATTTGGAACTAGTTCTGGTGGATCTGTCAATTCTCTTACTGGAGATTCTGGTGGGGCAATTTTACCGTCCGCAGGAAATATCACTCTTGCAGGTACTTCTGCACAAGGTTTAACAACATCTGGTGCTGGTTCTACCATCACATTTACCAATACAGACTGGACCACTGCACAAAAAGGAGTTGGGGTTTTATCTACAAACGCTCAAGCAGTTACTGGAACAGGAACCACTCAAGCAGTAACTCCAGCAGCATTGACAGCACGTTTACAAGCTCCCGGAGCTATAGGTGGAACTACACCAGCTGCAGGTTCCTTTACAACAGTATCAGGAACAACAACCATTACTGCAGGAACAACCCTTACAGCTACGTTAGGGGATATTACAGCAACAAATGGAAATTTTGTTGGTTCAACTGCTGGAAAAGGACTTATGTTCAATGCCAATACCGCAACCGGTGCAGCAGCAAGCCCTATTGTAATAAATTCAAGAGCTGGTCAAGCAATTTTCACTTCTGTAAGCATTGCAGCAGCAGCTGATCTTACTCTAACAATCACCAATTCTGCAATAACAGCTTCGACTACCCAAGTGATTTATTCAATGAGCGGCGCTACAACTGGATCGGCATTATCAATTAAGAGTGTGACAAATTCTTCTGGTTCTTCAGCGATTGTAGTGACAAATGGTACAGGTGCAACTACAACAACTACAAATATCACTCTTAACTTTATTGTTGTTAACTAAGAGGTAATCAATGCCAGAATTTAATGTAGCTATCCATGCAGATACTCTTAGAAGTTTAGCATTTGGTTCAATATCAGGAACTTATGCAAACGTTGGAACTATTACAACACATCCATTTCGTGTTATTTTTATTACTAATACCACAGATGCTGATGTAATATTTTCTTTAAATGGAGGGATTACGGATAATTTTGTAATTCCAACGAAACAATCTTTGTCTTTAGATGGAGCATCCAATTGTTTTAGTAATAATGGATATATCCCACAAGGAACTCAATTTGCAGTTAAACAAGTTTCTGCCCCTTCATTAGGATCTGTTTACGTAGCAGGAGTTTATACATGAGCGGAATTTACGGTGGTGGTGGAAGTGGTGGCAGTGGATCAGGGAATGTAGTAGGTCCTGGATCGTCAACTAATGGTGATATTGTAATCTTCAGTGGAACGACAGGAAAGATAATCGCTGATAGTGGTGTTGCTTTTCCAATTCCTGCAACTCAAGGTGGAACAGGGCTCACTACCTATACAACTGGAGATATTTTATATGCTTCAGCTGCTAATACTCTTTCAAAATTAGCCATTGGTTCAACTAATCAAGTTCCTGTGGTTGCCTCTGGAATTCCTTCATGGGGAGATAATTGGGGAAGAATGGTTAGTCTTTCCAAACAAACAGCCTCCGCATCTGCCAATATTTCGTTCACTAGTTTCGTCAATGCTGCTTATACAACATATAAAATATATTTTAGAAATGTATTACCTGTAACAGACTCTGTAATACTTAGATTATTATTTAGTACTGATAATGGAGCAACATATTTAAATTCTAATTATCAATGGGCATATACTATTGCAACCTCTAGTCCTTTTGGAGGAACGTCAGGGAGTAGTGGGGATTCTGTGATTCAATTAGCAGATACTATTTCAAACTCTAGTTCAAGAGGAGTTAATGGTGAAATAACTTTATATGATTTAAATAGTGGAACATTTGCAGCAAGACTAAAAGGAACTTTTATACACCAAGTCGCAACATTTAATGATTTAACTGTAACAAATAATTGTGGAAATAATACAGGTACAACTGCTGTAAATGCGATTAGGGTTCAAATGTCTTCAGGAAATATTTCATCTGGAACTATGACACTCTATGGAGTTATCGAAGCATGACAACATCTTCTGACAGTTTCAGAAATGTTACGAGATATCAAGGACAAGATTATCGTTTTGTTCCTACTTATCTTCGTCCTAGAGATCCTCATTCTCCCACAAGCGCATCTAATGATATCAAGCCGAAAGAGCAACAAGGTTATTATCCAGTCACTAGTCTTTGGACCAATAGTACCAATGGAAATATTTGGGCTCTTGCTGGAATTGTCAATAATCTAGCTAACTGGGTAATGCTTTCAGGGGGATCTTCTGGGCCTCTTTTAAATATCACTGTTCCTAATGGAACATCTCCTATTGTTCCTGATGGACTGGGTACAATGCATTTCACTTCTAATGCTGGAACAGTTGTCATCACAGGATCTAGTGCATCTCCAAATAATCATACAATTAATTTTGATGTTTTAGGAGGAGCCAATCCTATTGAGAAAATAACTGGTGATGATTTAGTCGTAGTAGTTCCTGATGCAGGTGGTAATATCAATCTTCAAGGATTGGTAGTTGCTAATGGCACACATGCTAAAGCTGTTTTTACTGAATCACCGATTGCGAACACCGAAAAAATTGATATACAAGTATCCGCAGCAATTGCAGCAACAGATATTACTAAAGTTGGATTGGCAGACTTTCGAAATACTCAATTTACTGTTGATGCTAATGGTTTTGTTTCATTAGTTGGAGGAACAACTCCTGCTATTCTTACAGAAACAGCAGATACAGGAGGTGCCGTCTCACCAGATGGAAGCGGAAACATCAATCACTTTGGTGGAAATAACATCATCACTACAGGAAATCCTGGCACACATACTATCTCATATGCAACTGGAACTCAATTTGGTATATCAAATATTGGATTCACTCAAAGTGCAGGAACGACTTTCACTGTAGAAAGTGCAAGTGGTGCCGCATTTAGTTCTACCAATCCAGGTTTTGTAACTCTTCAAAGCTTTGCAAGTCCTGGTCTTCAGGTAAATTATAAAGTCACAGCTAATCAATCTTTTACGCAAGCAAATATTGCGACAAATAATTTTGGATTGACAAATGGAGTGGCTAATGCAAATGATATTCCATTTTTTCTATATGCTGTAAGTAATGCTCAAAATGGTGAAAATACAATTGCTTTTATGATCAGCCGATTTCCAAATGCAAAAGTTTCTCCAGTAGCAGCTAAAATAGGAAAAACTGGATCTGCAGTTGCAAATTCTCAAGGATCCTTTTTTAGTTTAGCTAATGTTACCGTTGCAGATTATGCACAAAGTCCTTGTCTTTGTATTGGAAGTTTTAGAATGACTTGGACAGCAGGAAACAATTGGGTAATCACAACAATTGATGATGAAGATGGTGTAGGATGTTTCCAAGAAAATCGCGTATTTAATGTTTCAATTGGACAGTTTGGTGCTGCATCTGGTAAATATTTTTATAATAATGGAGGCACTGCTCCAGGATTTGCTTCAGTTTCTTATGTTTATTATATTGATAAACAGAACTTCTTAAAATTTTATGCTTCTTTTTTAGATCCTAGTGGTAGTGCTGGGGCAGGGGCTGTTATTCTACAATTAGCTTTACCTTATGTTGTAAATGGAAATTCTGCTGGAACTTTCTGGTCTACAACAGCAGGTCCTACATTTATTGCCGGAGCAACAGTAGTTGTTAATCCTTCCTCTGTAAATAAAATAGAATTTGATTTTTCGGCACCAGCAAGTTTGCATAGCACTTTAAATAATAATAATTTTACAGGAGCCACAGATTCATTAGCTCCTTTTGGTCTTGTTCCTATTCTTTATTCATAAATCTTTCCATAATTCTGTCTTCTTCTTGATTCATTTCAATACTTCCTTTTCTAATGTTTTCTTCAGTTAAAACACCCCATTTTTTTGCTCTTGGGATTTTGACTTCATTTAAATATTTTTCATCCCTTGTCCAATAATGATTAAGACGAATTTTATCAATGTACACACCTGTATTTTCAATTATTATTTTTTCTAAATTCGCATTCACATGATAATGAGGAAAATTATAATTGCAAAAATGAGGATTATTGCAATTTACAACAAAATTAGGTCTGACAATCGATTTGAATTTAAAATTTGTTGAGTGATTAGTCGGCATTTTATACATAAGGTTTTGTAACATGGATTCATTTTCTTTTATTTCATATATATTGGAAGTTCCATACATCTGCCAATTTATACATAAACCCGTAACATGAGGATAATGTTTTTCCAAAACATCAATTACATTATATTCACAAACCGGCACAATAAATTCATCAAGATCTATTAATGCTAACCACTTAGTTTTCCCCCTTGATCTTGTCAATGAGTCATTATAGGCAGAAACCTGGGTATTGAAAGTATAATGAAACCAATTATTTGCTTGTTCATATGAAGGCCATTCAATTAATTCTACAATACCTTCATTAATATATGGGTTCAAAACATCACGAAAATTATCTGTGCTATTGTTATTATAAAGCCAAAAATGTTCAATGCCAACTGATCGATGAAAATCTATCCATTCTTTCATAAATCTTGATTCGTTTTGAAAAATTGAACAAACAGAAAGTTCATAAGCATTCCCTTTAGAAAATATAAGATGAAAAGCAACGATAAGCATTGTTAAATATTTCATAATTTTCCTTGATAAAACATAATCATTTTTGTATATTAAAAATAAAATAAACAATTGGGGTTTTTATGGCAGCAAAAAAAGTAAAGGGTAAGGCTAAAATCAAGAAAGTAATGGAAGAGTATAAAAAAGGGGAATTACATTCTGGTTCTAAAATGGGTCCAAAGGTCACAAATCCTAAGCAAGCGATTGCTATAGGATTATCAGAAGCACGAAAATCCGGAGCTAAAATTCCTAAAAAGAAGTGAGGAAAATATGGAAAGAAGAGAAAGACATGCGCCTATAGATCCTGATAGACATGATAAATTTCAATTCGGAACTAATCCTATGGAAATGACTGAGTTTGAAAGAAGTCGTGTTGCTTTAGAAATAGCTGAAAGAAAAACAGCAAAGATAAAATATACTTTAGGCATTCAAGGAGTAGATGGAGGACCTTTAGTTAGAGATAGAATATATGAATAAAATTATTTTAACTATCCCTTTGGTTTTTTTGCCATCATGTGGACATATTGCTGAATTTGCAAAAATGTCTTCTGAAATAGATTTTGAGCATTCTTCAAAACAAAAAGAAGACGACAATAACATGAATTTTAATGTTGATGTCGTCCATAAAAGATTACCCTTATTTCTAGAAAAAGATTACGATTTTTTAGAAAGCCATTGATTAAATACACTTTCAGTATAAGCAGGATCTTTTTTAAAGCTTTCTATACATTTAGAAAAATCCCATTTTCTTTCTTTCATTAGCTCATCCATGAATATTTTGAATTTATCTTTTTTATCTCCCCATGTATTTAAATACATTTCAACATTTTCCAAAGATAATTCGTTTTTATCTTGAATTTCTACCTGAGGCTCTTCGATAACGGAAGCTTGACCCATTTCCTCGAAGGTATAAATACCAGAAAGATTGGCTGGAAACGCTTTTCTAAGTGCTAAAGCTTCAGCACATTTAGCTAATTGATTATGAGGCATTCTTAACCAAAAACTAGAAGGCTTTCCATCAAATTTTTGTACGTATTCGGAATAAAAAGCTGTAGCACATACTTCATGCCAAGTTCCATCAGATGTTTTCTTTTTCACATAAGCTGTGGCTGAAATAAGATTTTTATTATCATCATATTGATAAGAAGGCTCTTTTCCTGGAGAATAATTTTCTGTTCTTTCTGCAATGAGGCGATAGCCATCAATACCTGTTTGAATGGTCATCGCATTTCCTCTTTTAATCGCATAAATTTGCTTCATAAAAGGATCTAATCCTGTTCTTACACAGGCATGAAGAAATAATTGAAGTTCATCATCTGATGATCCTTTGCATACCGTTTGCTTGAGCAATGCGATTTTCTCATCAGAGAAATCTAGAAAATGAACTTTTTTATTTTGTAATAGAGCAGTCATATAAATTCCTTGACTTTTGTATGTTTAATCATTATAAACAAATTGTTTTTCATGAGTTCTTTGTTGTTACGTTTATTTTTGAGAAGAGTGATTTAGCAGGCAGTTAAATCACTCTTCATTTTTATATAAAATCCAATGCTTCTTCTTTAATATCTTTAAAAAAACATTTGTACATCTCTAAGCATTTGAGAAACATTTCAAAATCTTCTTCATAAATATGAACTTTTGCCTTTCCTCCGGTTTTTGGCAATCGGACAAATTCTATGCGTTTAATATCGTATCCAGCTTGCTTCGCCATAAAGGAATAAGCAGAACCCTGTAGTTTCCATGTCTTCCCTTCTTTAGCAGATGTTTTAAGATCAACCAGAACTAATCCTTGATCATCTTCATACACGCAATCACATTCACCTGTGATCATGTATTCCTTATTAAAGAATCTTTCTGGCTTATCAATGAATTTTTTTCCTTCAGCCCATTCATTGAAACTTGAAAGGTACCCTTTGATTTCTTCCTCAAAGCCAAACATTCCAAAACCATTGATAATACTTTCACAGAATTTATGAACTTTTGTTCCACGCTCAGCAGCATTCCAAAGAACTTGAGCATCGATTTTAGATAATCCTGAGAAGGGGAATAAGACATCTGTAACACGAATATATTCAGAAATCATATGTATCCCTCATCTCTTTATCAAATTCATCAAAAGCATCTTCAATAGCCAAAAAATGCAAGTTGCTTAAATTGCATAGATCGATTATTTTTTCTCCTTCGGAAATATTATCCCTTGCATAGGATAAAATTTTTGCAAAGTCTTCCACATAGTTGGGGTGCACCATTAAACTGAGTCTGTCGAACGCCTCTTGTTTCAGTGTGTGCATCTCATTTTTTACAAAATCTATATTTTGAGATATGCGAAATGCATGATCATAATGATCATCAGCATCTTCATAAGGTTCTCTAAATGCTGTCATATTATTTATCCTCTTGAATATCAAAAATAATTTCCTGAAGCTGATGAGCAGTCTCTTTTGCTCTATCGCACCATTCTTCTTGCTGTCTTATTTCTATCTTAAGTTGATTCAGACAGTATTGTAGCTCATAAAAATTCACGTCTTTTTTGTTTAACGTCCTCATAAGCATTCCTTTTTCTTGAATTATATACTTTAAATTTAAAACTAAACAAACACTCTTTATCAAGTATCTTTTTATTACACATGAAACATAATGTTACATATTATGCTATTTTCATGCAATGAAATGTTACTCTTGTCACAAAATGAATGAACCAATATGATGAGGATATAAAAAATCAAAGGAAGAAAAATGAAAGATATTTACGATTTTATTAAATCATTTGATCTTCATACAATCATCGTTGTCGGAATTGCTTTTTGGTGGATGAATTCAGGAATGAATGAACAATTCAAAGAAATTCGATCTGATATTTCCGAATTAAAAACGGATATACGGGTCATTAAAACTATTCTTGTCATGAAAGGAATTATGCCTCAGGAAATGTGCAAAACTTCCGAGGAAAAATAATGGATTTAGGTCTTTATCTTTACAAAAATAAAATTACAGTAAAAAAATTTAGTGAAATTTTGGAATGTTCGCGTCCACATCTTTCTGATATTATTCATGGAAGAAGAATTGCTGGTAAAAGACTGGCAAAGGATATTGAAGAAGCCACTGAAGGGCAAGTCAAAGCTAAAGATCTACTGAAGAAAAAATCCCACGATATAACATAGCCAAAGAAATGGCGCTATCCAAACAAGCCATAATTCCTCAAGAATATTCATAACAACATTCCAAATAGAATTACTAACAAGCAAAGAATAAACAAAAACGTGAAAGTAATTATTTTAACATCAGAATATTCTTTAATTGCGTCGTAAATTTCATTCCATACATTTTTCATTTTTACACAAAAAAGCATTACGTTTTAAGAGAGAGTTACTTCTCTTTTATATATATAAAATTATTTAAAGCAAACGATTATTTTATTATTTTCTTGAAAAGTTTTTTTTAAAACTTTATATATGATTAAAAAAAAAGCAGTCAGGTGTACGTCAATACACCCAACCGCAGCAAAAAACACACGCATTTAAATTATCACGTGCTGCAAATTTAATTCAAGACTGCTTTTATAATTAGAATAATAATTGTAGGAGTATGTCTTCATGCATAATTTTCAAGAATATCCCCCGTACTTATATCTTACACAAGTTTTAGATCATTGCCCAAAAGCTGGATCTACCTATATGAAAATCTGGCATAAACGCGACAGAAATAATGAAGTACGGGTTGTGAAAAAAAATGTCTATTCTGAATATCTAACTTCATTAGCAAAGTTTAGACATGATCTTTTAATGCTTATTAGAGAATCACTTATAAATATCGATGAATCTCCTAACGAAATACACATCGAATTAGTCAACTGGGAGATCGATGCAGAAGGACAAACTTTATGCTGAATATTCACTATTGCCAAACTTGTGCTAAGAAAGTTCTAGAACATAGCCATTTTGCTTTATTTGTTTATCAACAGATTTGTGATCATTTTCTTCAAAAAAATGATTTTTGGGAAATTTTCGATATCAATGACGTTTCATCCAATGACATATTTGATGTGCTCTCATTTTTGGAAGAGAGGAAATTTATCATCACAACTGAAAGCAATATTGACACTCTTAAAATCAAACCAAATGGCGTAAAAATATTAAATCTTCTTACAAATAAAAAGCACGTTTACAATTACTCAAAGAAAAAAAAGCCTCAATATTGTGAATATGAAATTTGCGTTAAGGATGGCATACATGATTGAGACATTGACAAGAGGGGAGTTTTTTGGTAATGTCGCGATGAAAAAGAAAAACCCGGTTAGCTTCCGGGTCTTTCAACGAACATTATCGCAGATTCTAGCTACGATACCAGTAACAACAATACCTCGTATCTTAGCTAGTATCCTGCATTTCATGCAAGGAGAAGTTAGCTATGTCTGAAAAACGTTTCATAAAATCTATAGATTCTGAAGAAAGCGAATGGCTTGCTGAAAAGTATCCTTTTGCATTTCTTCTTCTTTGGAAAATTGCCATAAGAGCTCGACGATATTCAGGACATCCAGATGGATTACAAGTAGGGGATGCAATAATTGGAGATCCAAAATCCACTGGAATGAGTAGACAAAATTATCGAACGGCTATCAAAAAACTTGTCGAGAAAAAATTTATAAAAATCATTTACAATGGCAAAAAATTTATTGAACGCGAAAAATCAACCATCAAACTAACCATCAAAGGTATGATCGTAAACATACTAGATTCAAGGATATGGGATATAAATCCAGAATCATCTAACCATCACATCAACCAACAGCTAACCAACAGCCAACCAACAGCTAACCATAAACAAGAAAGAATAAGAAAGAATAAGAAAGAAATAATAAGAATAGCTCAGACCGATTTGGATGAGATAGATGCAACGTCTGATAATATAGGAAGAGGAAGCTCTCAGTCGGCTCCGCCGCTTCGAGCAAAAATTTCAGATATTCATTTTTCATTCGAAGAAAGAAGATTTCAAAACATCACAGACCAAGATTTAGAAGCTTGGAAAATTGCCTATCCCGCAGCAGTTGTCAGCCAAGAACTTCTTCGCATGGGAGAATGGTGCTTGTCAAATACAGCCAAAAGCAAAAGCAAAAAGCAGTGGAGAAAGTTCATAACTAATTGGCTATCAAGGTCAAACGAAGAATCTATCAACAAAGCAGCTTGGAAAAAGCAAAGTTTCAATGGAACTTCTCACGAAATTTCTCCAGAAAATAGGCTTTTTTCTGAAACGATTTCAAAGCTATATTTCTCGGAAAATTGGAAACTAGAAGTTTTATCAAGTTATGTTTTTATTTCTGGTTCTGGCAATCATCCTGGTTATACACTCAACTACTCAGAAAATGGATTCAAAGAGCAATTAAAGAATTTGTTGATAAAAACGGGTTTCAAGCAAAAAAGAGAACAAAAGATTCTATCCATAAATTCTAATGCCGTTTAAACTAATTTTAAGGCATGTATATTAGAGTAAAAACAGAATTAAATATCTAGGTAGCCTTAAATAAAAATAATTCAAACAAGGTACCTTAAAATGAGTTTTCAAAAATTAAAGGATTTTGTATGATAGAGATTCAAAGTTACAAAGAAGTTAACAAGAATTCCCTCACTGGCACCTTCTCTATCAAAATACCAAAATGGGGAAATTTCATCATCAAAGATCTCTGCTACTTCAAGAAAAATACCCAACGATGGATCTCTTTTCCATCCAGAACTTATGAAGTCGATGGACAAAAGAAATATCATCCTTATGCTCTTTTTGAAGATGCACAAATGATGAAAAGTTTTCAGGAAAAAGTTCTTCAAGCATTAGATGAATATATTCTGAAAAATAGCACTTCAATAGACCCAGTGCTAAATAAAAACGAAGTCCCAAATAATCAAATGGAGATACCCTTCTAATGAATAAAATTCTCGAATGGACTCTTCCTATTCATACAATTAGCGAAGCAAATTCATCCGAGCATTGGACAATGAAACACAAACGACATCAAATTCAAAAACGATGGATCTGGTTCGCTTTTCAAGATCTTCAAAAGAAAATCATCCTCCCATGTCATATTAAACTCACACGTATCGGCAAACGTCTTTTAGATTCAGACAATCTTCCAAGCTCACTTAAGTGGGTTAGAGATGCTGTAGCAGATCATATCATCCCAGGCCTAAAACCAGGACAAGCTGATGGCGATGAAAGAATATCTTGGGAATATGGACAACAACGAGGAAAAGAATATGCTGTCATCATTAGAATCGATAGCATTATGCCAGAAAAAGCTGCTTAGTATTGACAAATAATTTTCGTGGCAAATTCTTCATAATCTAACTGTATCTTATATGTCGAAATTAGGACAATAGCCAATTTTTGACACCCCAAAAACATATTCGAAAATGATTTAAGATTTTGAATATAAGACTATTAGAGAGTTCGACAAAAACCTTTCCCTTAGCATTATGCCAGAAAAAGCTGCTTGATTATCCAGTCTTATTTATTTGACGATCATCTTTGATCATGCAGCAATCTTTAGATGAAAATGCTCCCTCTAAACGACAAAGTCTTCGATCAACATCGGTCAGCTTTTCATCAAGTTTATCGATCCTCGAATTCAAACTATGCCACATCACAAGCATTAATGAAAAGCCACCACCAATTAAATATAAAACCAGATCAATTTTTTCCATAACAAATATTCCTTTCCATTATCTTCAAACGCTCTTCTAAGTCCATAATCACCTTATGCAATTCATTCGTCTTTGCATACAAGCCTTTTCGAACTTTATCGCTAGATAATGCCACTTGAGCCACTTTTTCCTCAATAGCTTTTAACTGGCTTTCATCACTCTCTTCGAAGATATCATATTGCAATTGTAGCATAAAATTCTCCATTTTCTCAAAAAGTATACCTAAAAGGTAAACAAAAGGCAAACAAAAACATTGACAAATCAAGCCATATAAATAAAAATATGATTAATAATTCAAAGGAAACTATGGCAGCACCGAAAGGTAATCAGTACGCATTAGGAAATAATGGAGGAAGACCTCGAGAGTGGGATCGTCAGGAAGAAGCTAAAGCACTCTTGGAGTGGGCCTCTCAAGAGGATGCTCTAGTTTTAAGGAAGTTCGCACCCTTAAGAGGATATCCTCCTGAATATCTCTGGGAATGGGAGCAAACTGATCAAGAGTTTTCCAATGCTATTAAGAAAGCAAGAGCAATGATCGGCGCAAGACGAGAGGAACTACTCATTCAAGGAAAAGGAAATGCCTCTCCATTTCATCGTTATGCAGCACTCTATGATCCACAGCTTAAATCACATGAAAAAGAGATGAAACAAGCTGAAATTGATAACAAGCAATATGTTTTAGTTAAAGAAACTCCATTCGATCAATCTAAAAAAGCCGAATGAATCAACCTGAAAATCGTATTAAGATTCCTTATCAGTTCAAATGCCGTGATTATCAAATTCCGGCTTGGAAAGCACTTGACGAGGGTAAAAAGCGCGTGGTGTGCTGTTGGCACAGGGGTGCCGGCAAAGATCTTTTTGCCCTCAATTATCTGATATGGCGGATGGTAGAATTTCCTGCCGTCTATCTTCACTGTTTCCCTAAGTATAATCAAGGTAAACGTGCAATCTGGAATAGCGTTCATCAGACAGATGAAGGCCATGCTATGTCCTATCTTGATCATTTCCCAAAAGAGATTGTAAAGTACAAAAATAGCTCAGATATGCGCCTTGAGCTTACTAACGGTTCAATTTATTGCGTGATGGGAATTGATGGAAAGAATGCCACACAAGCTCGTGGTATGAACCCAAGCTTTATTATTCTATCAGAGTATGCCTACATGGATCCTGAAAGCTGGTATACCATAGAGCCTCGTATATCACAGAACAATGGAACTGCTTTATTTTTAAGCACACCAAACGGCCAGAATCATTTCTATGATTTATTTAACTACGCACAATCTGGACACAAACCAGATTACTTTTCAAGCAAGTTAACTATTGAAGATACTAAGGTTTTAGAAGAAGATCATCTTGATAAATTGAGATCCGAGGGCATACCAGAAGACTTTATTCTTCAAGAATACATGTGTGATTTCAAAAGGGGAGCAGAAGGTTCATATTATGGGAAACTTATTCAAAGCGCTCGTGATGATAATAGAATATATAATGCTAGAATTAATCTCGATCTTCCTTGTCATACTTCTTGGGATATCGGCATTGGCGACAGCAGTGCTATATGGATTTTTCAAACTCTCCTCAACGGTACTACAGTCTTTTTGCACTATTATCAAAATAATAATGAAGGATTAGAGCACTACATTCGATATTTAGATCGCTGGAAAGATGCCAACAAAGCTGTGTGGGGAACACATTACGTTCCACATGATATGAAAAATAGAGAATTTACCTCCGGTGTTGATCGATTGAGCGCTGCAAGAAATATGGGCTACAATATGACAATTGTGCCAATGAAACTCATTGAAGAGGGGATTCAAGCTTGTCGATCATTAATTCCCCATTGTTCATTTCATGCAACAGAGTGCAAGAAGGGGATTCAATGTCTTGATATGTATCACAAAAAGTGGAATGACAGTTTGAAGGTTTATTATGATGAACCATTGCATGATCGTTGGAGTCATGGTGCTGATGCATTTAGGATGGCAGCAATTGGGATTAAGGCATTAGGAACTCAGACGACGCATAAGCTATCGGCTGATTCGATTAAAGAAATGAGACAAAGGAATTTAGGGTATTAATATTATGCAATGGAAAAAACATCCTGAGCATCCTGCGATAACAGGGAAAGAAATTTTAATTAGAAAATTACATTACATTGACCCTATAAAAAACGATATCTCATATTCCTATAAAATAGCTGAATTCAAAAAGCCACATGACAAGGAACCTGAAAAATACAATCCTGATTTTTATCAACAATACGAAAAACTCCCTGGAGATCATGTATGGGAATTTGAATGGCTTGATGTAGCAGGACATTTCGAATGGTGCGAATTAGAATAAATTTAGCAATCATAAACATTAAGCGCTAAAAGGAGAAACGCATGGACAAGCAAATCAATAAAATAAAGAAATCATTAGACAAAGGCGAGAAAGACACCAAGAAGCTTTTAAAAATGGATAAGAAACAAGACAAGAAACTTGAGAAGTGCGAGAAGATGTCTTGCTCGGCGAAGATGCATTGTAAAGGGATGAAGAAGAAATGACTAATGATCGCCGCGAGAAAATAGTAAAAGATCATCCTTTGCTTTTTATCTATCCAATTTATTTCGAATGCGGTGAAGGATGGCTTGATATTATTGAACGTTTAGCGGCTAAGTTAGAAGAAATAATAAAAAAAAATAAATCAGAAGCATATTCTTCTATGAACGGTTGTACGCAAGTTAAAGAAAAATATGGTACGATTCGCTTTTATATGGATTATTACAACGAAGAAATAGAAAAAGCGATTGATGAAGCAAGAATAGAAAGCTCGATTACTTGTGAAGTTTGCGGAAAAAATGGAAAACTTCAAGGCACTTATTGGTATAAAACCGTTTGTGAGGATCATCAGTTATGATGTGGATAAGCGTAAGAAATAAATGGCCTGAAGAAAAAGGAGAATATAGAGTAAAAGACTGCCGTCATAATCTTGAAGGCACTGCAAAGTATGATGGATATGAATGGGAAGAGCCTAATTATACTTTACCAACAACAGGTTCTTTATTATATCAACGATACACAATAACTCATTGGAGATCAGAAACTGAAAAATGATCATTGATTGCATATCCGATTTACATGGATTCTATCCCAAACTTAAAGGTGGAGATCTGTTGATTGTGGCAGGGGATTTTACAGCAAAGGATTCTGCTAAGTGTTGGATAAATTTTGAGAAATGGATTCGTAAAACAGATTACAGAGAAAAGATAATTATTGCAGGAAATCATGATTCATTTCTTTCCTCGAGAGAAATTCATGATATACGGAAATATTGGAATGACGTTGGAATTACATATCTCTGTGATTCAGGAGTTAAGATGTTCTATTATGATGATTCCCCTAAAAAATATAATGAATCATTTATAGATATTGAAGATCTTTTTCCCCCAAAGATAAAATCTTTAAAGATTTGGGGATCTCCGTGGACGAAATGGTTTCCTGAGGTTAATCCTGAAAGCATAGCATTTATGCTTAAGACCGAAGAAGAGTTGGCTAAAAAATGGGAATTGATTCCAGATGATGTAGATATTTTAGTAACGCATGGACCCCCATATACAATGCTTGATAGGACAATCGATGGAGATTATGCTGGAAGTAAAACATTAAGCGATAGAATTTTAGAACTTAAAAAAATAAAACTTCACGTTTTCGGCCATATTCACGAAAACTATGGCGAATGTCATCAAGGATATAGGAGTAAGCATCCTTTTGATGAAGATTTAAAGCCAATTGGACATCTTTCAGTTAATGCAAGTTACGTCAATGAGAAATATAAACCTGTGAATAAGCCTATTAGAGTGATTTTATAGAGAATATCCATAGAAAAAAATGTTTGAAGATTTTATACTCTCTTTAATAACAACAAAAGGAGAGGTTTTATGGAGCAAATAGAGAAAACAAAAGAATATGGAAAGTTTAAATTTCTCGACGGAAATAGACCCATCGATAAATATCACGTAAAGAAATTAAAACAGTCTATCGAAAAGTCAAATCATCTCAATCTTCATCCAATAATCATTAATCATAATTATGAAATTATCGATGGACAGCATAGACTAGAGGCCGCTAAGCAACTTGATGTAGAAATATTTTTCATAAAATCTGGTCTAGTCAATGACGATCATTTAATCGATTGTAATGTCAATCAAAAATCATTTGATGTTGAGAATTACATTGATTACTTTGCTATCAAGGAGAAAAAATCCGAATACATTCTACTCAAGCAAATGCTGAAATCTTCTGGATTAAAACCGAAAGCACTTCTGACGCTAATATTAGGAACTGTTAGCAATAGTATATTAGAATTTTTAAAAACAGGAAAATTTAAATTTCCTTCTAGTGAAGAACCAAATCAAGTATTGAATTTCTATTTTGATTTTTCATCTTATGTGAAGGATAAACGGCTAAAACCTTTTAGTATGTTTACCAATCACAATTTTACAAGATCTTTGCGCTGGTTATTTAAAACAAATGGTTTTGATTCTGTTGTTTTTTTCAAAAAGCTTGATATGCGCTGGTTTGATTTAAAACCTCAGAGAACAGCTGAAGAATGGTATGAGTTATTAACATCAATATATAATTACAAAAATCACAATAGGATTGAAGCAGAATATGGGATTACGTCTTGAAACTAAAATCGGCGATAAGAACAGTTCTTATGAAGTAGTAGATATTATAAATGTTAATGGGAGATATAAGTATAAAATAAAATGTATTTGTGGAAATGAGAGATTTATTGAATCATGTTTGTTTAAAAAATTAAACAAATGCGTTTTTTGCGAACCAAAAAGTTTTGAAGGTAAAAGAAATGATAAACTGATTTTTTTAAAATATATCGGAAAAAGCTTATATAATGCGAAATGTGATTGTGGAAAAGTATGCATTGTCAGAAAAAGATCAAAATCATGCGGTTGCCATATTTTAGAAGAATATAAAAAGAAAGCTGAAAATTTAATCGGTAAGAAAATCAACATGCTAAAAATAAATGGAATAGATAGACATGAAAATAAAGCTTTATGGTTAAAAGCAAAATGTAAATGTGGTAATAAAGCAACAATAAGAAATGGTTGTTTTGAAGCGAAAAAATCATGTGGATGTCTACAAAAAAAACAAATTTTGAGAGGTTCTAGTGTTCATAATTCTAAATACAAAGAATCTGAAATTTCAACAATGAAAGAATTGTATTTAACTGGTCTTTATAGTAAAAAAGAAATATGCAATATTTTTAGCATGAACATAGCATCCTTAACGAGAATTTTAAAAGGAAAGGCATGGAAACATGTAGAAACTGACAAAAAAGTTCTCAAAAATGCAAATAAAGAAATCCTTTTTGAACTTTCACATGTAAAATCATTTGCTAAACATAATTATGAATCATTGATAGGAAAACGTTTTGGTTCAAGAACATTAATACAATTAATTAAAGAACCAGGAAAATCCATAAAAGCATTAGTTAAATGTGATTGTGGAAAAGAATCTAAAATTAATGTATATCCTATTTTAAATGGAAGATCAAAAAAATGTCTTAGTTGCTCAATAAAAAAAGATAAAAATGATCTTATAGGAAAGAAATTTGGATCGCAGACAATATTAAATATATTTCCACATTCAAGGAATCGTTTGAAAGGTTTAGTGAGATGTGACTGTGGAAATGAAAGAGTAATTCATCTTCACCATATCATATATCAAGAATTTCATGATTGTCCTAAATGTTACAAAAAATAAAATTATTTTATTTTAAAAATAATAAAGATTTGTCAAAATGCATTCAACCAATAAGGATGAAAAATGAAATGTAAACTCTGCGGAAAATCTCACGAAAAAGGAACTCCTCACTGGCAAACTATTTCTAAACTTACTGATAAAGGATTTCCTCTTAATACTAGAGGATATAAGGAAGCACATAGAGAAGCCAACAAAGCAGAAAAGAAAAAGTTTGGTAAAAAAGCATTCAATGAAATGAAAAAAGTTGATTCTAAATTACATTCTCATGAGCTTGCAGGAAAGAATTCAAAAACTGGAAAGATTGAAGTATCAAAGAAAGTTCCTTCGAAATATCGCAAAGAAGTGGCTTATCACGAAGAAGTTGAAAACAAAATTCTAAGAAAGAAAAAATGAAATATACTGAAAACGAAATAAGAAATCATTTTTGCGCAAATGATTTCTCCATAGAAATACTTGAAGATAAAATTATTGTAGATAAATCAAATCTCGATATTTCTGATATAATCTATATTCTTTCTCAAAAGTTTAAAATCTAACCTTACCTTTATCCTAGACAAGATCTCTTTTTTTGAGTAAAGTGACAAGTAAATACTTTACTATAAGGTTAGCATGACGTGGCCTACTTCAAATCCTGTTGCTAGGGAGTTAGATGATTTCTGGAAAGAAAGTCAGGCGCTTTGGCAGCAATGGTGGTATGAAGCTGATTTAGATACTAAGATGGCCACAGGTCAACAGGATTATTGGAATACCTTCTATAACGTCAATTATCGAAATCAAAAGATGTTGATGTTCAATAAGATCCTTCGCATCATTAATATGATTGGGGGATATCAGCGCGACAATCGATTAGCCACTATTGTATCTCCAGGCGATAACGATCCTGACACAGGCCAAACAGCAGATCAACTTACAAAAGTTCTTAGCTGGGTTACAAGAAAAGATGGAACCTACGAAAAAATATCGGAGTGTTTCGATGGAGCCAATACATGTGGTCTTAATCTGCTTAATGTATGGATGGATTTTAGAGAAGATCCTGAAAACGGAGAAATAAAAACTGATCGCATCCCTTTCAATTCTTTCTTAATGGATAACTATTGGACTAAGCCTGATTTATCTGATTGCAATCGAATCTGGACAAGAAAATATATCACAACGAGACAATTAAGAAGCCTTTTTCCAAAGATTGAAAAAGATCTTCCCTATCTTGGCAAAGGATATGCTGCAAAGGATGGGAAATTTCAATTCTTAGCTCAGAATTGGTATCAATATCAGCAGGAAATGTACGCTTATGATGAGTATTGGGTAAAAGATTATAAGGAAGTTAGAAAACTTCTAGATAAGGCGACAGGTGAGACTGCTGATTGGAAGGGGACTAAGGAGCAATTTCAGCTTTTAAAGCGTTTTAATCCGAATGTTGAATTAATCAAAGCCTCTGTTCCGACTGTTAAACTGCATGTCTTGGTAAATAACCATCTTATTTATGAAGAAAAATCTCCATATGGTCTTGATCGATTTCCCTTTGTCCCATTTATTTGTTACCATTATCCAGAAGTGCAAAATTATGCTTATCGTTATCAAGGAGTAGTGAGGAATATACGTGATTCGCAAATTGAGCTCAATAGACGGCGAAACAGACTCTTGGATATCATGGATGCGCAAATCCAATCGGGTCTTATGGTCAAAGAAGACGCCCTCGTCAATCCTGAAGATGCTTTCATGCAAGGACCGGGTAAGGTTCTATATTTCAAGCAATCCGCCAATCTTGCATCAGATGTTGCACCAATTCCGCCGCCTCCAGTTGCACAAGGATGGATGGAGCTCATTCAAACGATTGAAAAAGAAATCATGGACATTGTTGGACCAGAAGAGCTCTTTGCACAAAATCTTGGCGCACAAGATATGTCTGGAATCATGATGAAGTTAAAAATGGGAGCAGGTCTTACAGGACTCAGAAATATCTTTGATAGACTTAATCAATCGCAAATGTTAGTGGGCGATATCATGTTAGATATGGTTCAAAATAACTTTGGGATTGGAAAAGTTGCAAAGATAATAGGAGAAAGACCAACTGAGGAATTCAATCAATCTTGGATGACTAAATATACCTGTGCAACAGAAGAGGCTGAACTTACAACATCTCAAAGACAGCTTCAATTCCTTCAAGCGATGCAATTTAAGAAGATGGGAATACCTATATCAAATAAATACTTGATTGAAAAGAGCACTCTGCAAGGTAAGAAACAGATCATCGAAGATATCATGCAGCAAGAAAAGCAAGCAGGACAAATACAACAAATACAAATGCAACAGCGGCTTGAACATGACGAGATTCTTACTAGATCTTTGGAAGCTAAAGCTCAAAATGATTTTGCAGCTGCAGAAGAGAGGAGAGCACGAGCAACATCAGATATTGCTCTTGCAAAGGAAAGAACATCTCAAGCAGTGCATGATAGAGCATCTGCTGCCTTGGATAATGCTAAAGCATTTAAAGAATTGGAAAGCATCGAAGAGGATCGCTTAATTAAACTTGCAAACTTTGTAGTTGATCTCCAAGCACGTCAAAAACAGCTTCAAGGTGGAGAGGAAGAAGATTCTATTCAAGAAGCATTAGCTTTAAGCTTACCTGTTGAGCAGTCTAAAGCTGAAAGCAAACCTAAAAAAATGCAACTTCCCCAACAACCCTCTGGTTTATCCCAGGCTATTTCTCAATAATATTTTCTTTATTTTCTTGGCATTTACATGTTTGTTTTTTACGTGAAGTATAAAGAACAAAAAGGATGACAAAAAGATACACAATTACATGTAAAAATCTATCTAAAGGATAGGAAATATTTCTATCAATATAAATAAAAATAAATCCTACTAAAACAAAAAATAATATCTGAACAATTTTTCCCATATTTTCATCTACACTTTTGGGCAGGAGGTTTAGGACAATCAGGTTGCTCTTTACTATAATCTAATTTCCATGTTTGGAAATTTTTCCAACATTTTTCCTCATAACCACCGTGATAACAACACCATTCGCAAGCTTGTTTGATTTGTTCTACAAACATAACACAAGCTATTTTACATCCTACGTAGAAAGGATGAGGATTTGTTGACATACACGCACATATAATATTAGCAGAAACAGCAAATGTGCTACAGGTGTTACAACATGCTCTTTCTTGCTCAGGTCCTCTTGTTTCTCGTATATCGTCAGCATACCCTGCGTTGATATTTTTCTTAGTTATATCAATTG